CTATCTAACGGCTGGTTTAGGCTTCTCTATCCTTTGACTGACCTTTCTCAAAGCAGACACAAATTCTTGCTTTGTGGTAGACAGTTTCTTGATGTCAATATCTTTTACTTTACCCGTTACTACTCCTGTAGCATTTATGCTACACACTATAATTGTAAAGCCCCTGTAAAGCCCTTGTCAAGTGTTTTCGGTATACCGAAGGATAATGTGTGTTACCTCGACACCACCTATCATAGTAGTATAATCAAGTATTAATGGGGGTGAATTATGCCACTAATCCAAAAAGCAAGGACAGGTTCGGGTTTGGCAGTTCAAATAATAGGAGGGATTGTCTTTGCGAGTTGTGGGCTGGTAACATTCATTTGGGAACTATATGTCCTGTTTGATGTCTTCGGTGTATTCGCTCTCCTTATCGCACTAATTTTTACACCAATCACCTACTTTTTCGCTATCCTTGTTGTATGGTTTTCAACCGGTATCTTTCCTGTAATTGTCCTTATCCTGTGGCTTGGTGGTTGGCTGGGTATGGGAATAATCTATATTGGTAGTCTTATAAAGGGGGAGGAAGATTTTTTTGGCTGAGGTAACTTTGAAGCTGACTAAGAGTCAAGCGGTGCTGGTGGCAATATTATGTTCCTAGATTGTTTAAGGTGGAAATTTGAGAAAAAGTAGAAGGAGCAACTGTAGGATTGATTACCCACAGTCCCCCCTTCCATCGTGATACTATTATTAGTATAGCAGACTCATCAAGTTTGTTAAGCCCCTTACCCCCAAGAGATAGTTACCAGAGATAGTTACCTAAGTATATACCGCTACCAATACTGCCTCTTTGACATTGTGCTCATCAAAGAACATAACCGCTACCTTCCTGCCAGCAACCATTTCTGCTGATGGTAAGTTCCGAGCCACAGCCACACCTTCGAGATAAACCTTGTAGCTGCTGGCAAGCTGGACAGTAGCGGTATAAGCACCAGAGTTAAAACTTTTAAGCACGCCTTTCCTCAAACTCATTTCCAATTACTCCTTCTTAATGTCGTTATACTGCCCCCAGCAACAACCGTTCATCATATTCTCCACGGCGAGGATTATAGGCCAGAATCAGCCCCAGCACCCTTTTCTTTTCAGCACTGAGCCCGGCCCGGCTATCGGTTATGTCAATGACATCATATAATTGCTGTCCGCAATTAACCGGAATACGAATAGCGCCACTGGCTGATTCTATCTCAGCCTGTCTTAAATAGGCTTCCCCCAGGTCTTGAGTCTTTTGGACAGTATCAATATTCCTATCATCCAGTTGGTTTAGTCGGTCATAGATGCGGGTTATCTCACTCCAGTTGAAGGTATCAACAATTACCGACTCATCACTTACCGGGTCGTAGCCTCCCACCTGGACCCGGTTAAGCTCCCAGGCTCCCTTGCGGAATTTGCCCTCCAATACAGGATGAGATGAACCGTAGGCGTAAACCGAACCGTCAGCGGACTGGGGATTCACCACATAGGCTTTATTGCCCTCTAGTAAAAGGACATCGGGGACGAATGATAGCAACTTTTTAATGATAATATCACCCCGATTATCGGGGTGGATGGTGAAATCAGGGTAATAGTCAGTGATAACCGATGACTGGGATTCGACCTCAAGCCTTAGCCCGACTCTAGCCAGCACAAAAGCGAGAATATCCTTGACACTCATCTCATCACTAGCTTTATTCCATCGGAACTGATGCCTGGCTCTCCAGTTTTCAACCAAGCCCCACCCATCGGAGGCATATAAAATAAGACTGGACTTACCGCTAAATGAAGTATGTTCGCAGGCATCAAGCCAGAAGGCGAGGCCCGAGCTAACCTCACTCCCCTGAGAGGTAACATAACCAGGGCTGACCTCTAACTGACAGCCTACGTCAAGGACTTTAAGCTCTCCACTCCCCGGGGAGGCATATCGGCCATCATCATTCCTCAGCTCAATAACCAGCCTACCCTGGCTCTCACCAAGCTGCTGCCTTAAAGAGAGCACATCAGCACTTAAATCGAGGCTCTCTGGCGCTAGTTTGGCTCGCCACACACCGCAGGGGGTAGACAGCCAGCAATAATCGCCATAGTGAGCAATAGCCATACCATACTCGGCTGATAGATTAAACGGCACTGGCTCGCGCCACAAGTTATCAATGAACCTGGTGCCAGGGACAGAGTGTGACCAGAAGGGGCGATGATAGGCTTCGGTGCCAGTAAACTTCTCAACGAAAAAACACCGGTAGACATCCGGCTTATCCATAAACGCCCGGTGGTATTCAAAGCTGCCGTCTGCTGGTGCTGAAGCGAACTCCTTAAGGGCTGACCAGGTGCCAGCGGCTACCTCACCGCCATCACCATAAACAAGTGACCATAACTTAAAGTTGCTGCTGGGATCCTTTCCGGTGATAAAGAGATTCCAGTCGCTATCATAGATAGTAGCCACTCCGGAGAGGTTACCAGTGGTTTTATCCCAGGCGGTTTTAGCCTGCCACTCGCCACCCACATACTTCTTAACATAGAGGGTAATCTGGTCGGCAAAGAATAGGGCTAAATCGCCATTTGGCTTGTAGGCGGCAGCTATACCATAGACGGCGGTAGTAGAGGCATAGTCAATAAGCTCAGGGCTTCCCCAGTTAACGCCGCAGTCAGTGCTCTTTAGCTGATAAATCCCCCGGTCGCTCTTTATCCAGAATACACTCACCTCAGCCCCCAGAGAGCAGCCGGTGGCAATAATGACACCATATTGGTTACAGTATATCCACTGGCTGAAATCAGATTCCGGGCCAGGGTTAGCCACCCGCTGACGATATAATTTCCTTGAGTCAGAGGGGGGCGTTACCCTAACCCTGATAAGAGAGCCGTCATCGGGGATGGTCAGGGCGTGAAAATAATCAGCCTCCGAGCCAGTATAGAGCCTTGTCCAGTCGAGTCTCACTACCCCAGCAATCTTATTTTTGGCCTCCACCTTAACAAAAGGGGTACGACTGGCTTCCTTCTGAGCGGCTAGTAATGTTGATGTTAAACTTCTCATCGCTTCACTTACTCTTTTGGTCCGGGATATATTCCTTCCCCCAGAAAAGATGACCGGCGATGTAGCCCAGCGCAAATACCAGCAGAAACCAGAGGATTAAATCCCAGAGCCAATGGCCGAGTAGTGCCCCTATGGCTACCAGGCCGATAATCCAAAGACCTTCAAGTTTGTGCCAGGTATCCCGCAGGATATAGGTCCAGGGGCGCCCCCCTATTCTTAACCACCACCATTCGTAGTTGAAGATGTTTAGCAACCTATTCCCTCCTTGTCATTGCGAGCCGAAGACATGGCAATCTCGGTGGTGGGGTATTCCTGGAGATTGCTTCGTCGCAAAGCTCCTCGCAATGACTTTTTTATGCCAAAACTGCCAGGGTACCGGGTAATGATTTATCTGCCTTATTGTTTATTAGGGACCATAATCAGTTGATTTAGATACTGGTGGATAGTAGGGTTCATAGAGGGAGCGGACTCTAACCCGGTTTCTCCTCCCCAACCTCTTAAGCTCAGCCTTGAAATACCTGAGTTTCTCCTTCCCCCAGGTGAGGAACTCTTTGGGAGTCATTAAGCCGCCGACATTGACCCGATTGATGGCATAGGCGGCCCACTCTACAGCGGCATAGCCACAGGCGCCGGTGGCAACCAGGTCCTCGTGCTTGGTGGGGATGCTGGAGCCTTCAGCATCAATGGTGTGTAACTTACCGCAGTAGATATGGGCATTTGAGCCATCGGGAATCTCATCACCAAGCAGGGTCAAGGTGTCTGCCCACAGGGAGTAGCGCTGGTATTTCCCGGGGAACTGAGCCACCGGATATTCCACCGCCTCTATCACAATCCTATCGGTTAAGGCAGATATATCAATCTCCCTTGAGCCTGAAGTAGTAGCGATGACCGCCTTCTGCTCATAAGGAATAGCCTCTGAGAAGTCCTTAACAGCATGGGCGATATGCCTATCCAGTTCTTCATTAGTCCAGCGATAGTTAGTGTCATCCTCATCGTGTAAATCACGCCTGACTATGGCTCTCATTTCAGCTAGGTTCATATCAACCTCACCCCCTTTAGGTTTTTATTTGGTAACCCTGTCCCCTTTATCCCCTTCCCCTTCTGTCTGATGTGTCATTGCGAGCTGGAGGCGAAGCAATCTTATCTTTTAGTTTGCTTCGTCGCTCCGCCCCTCGCAATGACTTCTATGTTCCAAAAGAAGGAGTGATTACATAAGAGAGGCTTCGCCTCTCGCTAACTCTCCTTCAGTATCTCCTCCTCTGAAGGAGAGGGGGAAGTACTTATTTAAGAGGGGCGTAGCCCCTCCTAAACGCCCCGTCAGGTTGGCTTTCTGACCTCAACCCTTTCCAGCCTGGTGCAGGGCAAGCCTTCGTCGTGTCGGCATAGCTCTAAATCGCAGAAGGCTATTTCCTGATTAACCTCACCCGCTCTAATGCTTACCGCCTTTTTGCTAGCCCTTTTAGCGTAATTCATCAAGGCTTGAGCATCCGCTTCGTTGTCAAAGGACAAGTTAAGGCGAACTCTATACTTCATTACCGATACCTCCATTTGGCAGCTAGATAATGATGCTGGATTTCTAGGGGAGTTAAGCCCCGATTGTAAATCCTAACTTCATCAATGGTGCATTCAAGAAACCCGTAATCACTCATGCCCAGGATAAACTTATCCCAAGCCAACGGTGCGTTAGTTTTAACCGTAGACCCTGGCGTTAGAGCCGCCCCATCAATTTCCAGAGTAGAATTATCTATGTCGTTTATGCCACTCCCAGCTATGTAAAGCACATAGTAATGCCAGCCAGATAGGTCTGCTGGGGCATTATAGAATTCTCGGCGATTGCTGGAATTGAGACGCAGATAAAATTTCCCTGTATTCGGCATCATATGGAGTCCGGTATAAAAAGTGCCCGAACTCAGGTCAAAAATCCCCTTATAGGCAGTCCAATCATGAGGTGTTTTCATCCACCATTCAAAAGTGGTTTCACCCAAAGCCACAGGGTTTCCGCAGTCAATAAGGTCATCACTGCCATCGAACGACCTGCCCTGTGGTGTCCACAGAGCACCGGTAACGGTGCACAAATGCCCATAAGCATCCTTTGACATAAAGGAAGCCCCATCTAACCTATGAAGCGGTAGATATAATACACAACTAGGGTCGTTGTGGCCCCGCCCAACAGCGTACTCAGGGTCTTGCCAGTAAATGCCGATTTTCATTCTTTACTCCTTGTTACACCACTCTATAGATAACCCTGACATAGCTTGAGTTCTTGACCCTGGCTCTACCCTCATTTAGTTCATTACACTGGAGGATAAGGCGGACTTCAAAGGGGACATTCTGGAAGTTGGCTTCAGGGGTAAAGTAACCGCCGCGGGTGCGTGATTCATAGGTTGTGCCGATATCGGTTTCGGTGACGGCAGAATGGAGGTCCACCCAGGTGCCGTCCTTGTTCTTTGCCTGCCACTTCCAGATGAGGTCAGCGGTACCCGAGGAGACTGCCTTGAAGTCAGCGGTGAGCCCGAATTCAACCAGGAGGATTCCCCCCTCGAGGACAGGGTTAATAAGCTTACTGAGAACGGTAACATCGGTATCGACAGCACCAGTGGTAACCTCGGAGGAGTGCTGGATGCCGTCCTCGGTTAAAGCCCCCGATACCAGGCGGTCTTCAAAGTCGGTGAAGAATCCAGCCCGGACTGGTATCTCGTCAGGGGCAACGATAATTGCTTTCATAGTCTCTGCCATGATTTACCTCCTTGTAGGGAGAGCCCCCTAGCCGGGGACTCCCCCCGATTTACTTTAGTCGGTTACACCAATTAGGCCGGCTGCCTTAATCGTTGAGAACAGAGCCAGAGACACATACCACTTAATACGGGTTCTGGTGGCATCTCTGGCTTCCAGGGCACCGATAGGCTCGACGGTTAAGTGCCCGGGTGCGGTCAAACCACATAGACCGCCCTCTCCAAACTGCATAGCGTAGATGGTAGAGCAGTCGCCACCGGTAGTAGCTGTCTCATAACCATCGGTAAGGACATGGGTATTTAGTATCCAGTCGTTGATGCCGATGGGGATACCATCCCAGAGCTGGATGAAGTTACCCCACTTATCACGGTCGGCCTCCATTATGCCTGAGCCGGCTGCTCTGACCAGAGCATTAAGCTTTCTCCTGGAGCGGCGGCTCATTAAGAGCATATCAGGCTTACCACCCTTTATGGCATCAATAAGCTCATCCAGTTTAGCCAGGGTGAGGGTAGCTCCGGTGCCGCCCATAGTGATTACCTGAGAACTGGCAGCGGTGGTATCAATCAGAAGCCTCAAGCCCTTGAAGTCCTTATCAGCGACCTCGCCGCTGCCGTAGATAAAGGTGTCCTCGAACTCGTGTGTGACCGCCTTGGTGGTGAGCTCGATAACAGTAGCCTCCAAGTCCTGCACGTTAGAGCGAGTTGCCTTCAAGAAGGCATCAATGTCGGCATTCTCACCGAGGATTTTGAGTTCAGCGGCAACCTTCTCGAATGTAGGCGGGGTAGGCGTTGCCCACTCCTCATTGACATCATACCAGTTGGCTCCGGGGAGAGTCTTCTCTTGATTATAGATTAGACTATTACCGACAATCTCAATGAAGGGTAATCTCTGGAGAATAGGTGAGTCTTTAATGATGGTCTCGATGACCCCGATTTTCAACATATCGTTGGATAGTTTAGATGCTTCCTCTAGTGTTATAGCCATTAGGTTTTACCTCCTATTGCGTAGTTCATTTTCTCTCGTGGAGATAGAGCTGACAGGTCGGGCGGTGTCCTGATCGGAGCTCCGGCGGGCACTTTACCGGCAGTGATTTCAGTCTCCAGTCCCTGCCTCACCCGGCCAATCAGGGTCTTAGCCTTCTCCAGGGACTCATTGATAGCCTCGATAGTGTCCCCAGCGATAAGCTCCTCAAGCACCTCTGGATTAAACTGAGCGACCAGGGTTTTGTAGCTGGCTACAGCCTCAGCCAGAGAATGGTTGATGGTGGTTAACTTTTCCTCTGATTCAGCCACAGCCTGCTTCAGGGTAGCAACCTCGCCATCCAAATTAGCCACAGTTTGCTTAAGCTCAACGATGCGGGCATTAGCCTTAGTCAGCTCCTCATCTTTTTGAGCTACCAAGCTCTCAAGCTCAGTAATCCTATCTCCACCCTGCTCCGACTTCTCCACCTCAGGCGGACTCTCGTTTTTTGTCTGGTTTAGTTCATCATCTGCCAACTTTCGTCCTCCTTATTCTGTCATTGCGAGCCGAAGGCATGGCAATCTCTGGTGCGATGTTTCTGGAGATTGCTTCGGGACTTTGTCCCTCGCAATGACATTATTCCTCAACGACCTCTACCTGAGGCTCTACAGCTCTCACTCTCGCTCCAGCCTTGGTAGACCTGGCGTTAAGCTCTTTATTCATGCTGAGGATAGTTTTTCTTTCCTCAAGCCATCTATCAAACTCCATCTCCGGGTCTTCAACCCCGAGCTCATCCATAGCCCTACGCCTGGAGTGGATACCACTCTGAACCAATGACTGCTCGTTGGAAACCAGCCTGGTTAAGTCGCGGGGCAGCACTGGACTCCAAACTACCCGCAAACGGATATCTCCAAAGCGCTCGTTCTGATATTTCTCCAGGAGTTTAAGAACGAGGCTGTTTCTCCGGTTATAGACGGTTGTCCTGATGAGCCTTTTTCGTCTCACCTTCTGCAACAGTGGTTGAAGCTCAATCTCAAGGGCTACCCCCGACAAATCCCTGGCCGTGCCACCAAAGGCAGCCCGGGGCGATTCTGATATATCGTGCAGGATTCTATACAGCAAATCGACATAGTTGATGTGGAGCCCGACACCACCACCCTGCAACAGGTCAAGCAGATAGGCTTTAGCATCCTCAGGTATGTTCCACACTGCCCCCGGCTTAACCGCAATATCCTCAGATTCCTCCACATTCTCCAGGACAGCAATGGGATTACCTGACAGCTCCAGTATTTTTGATAGCTGGCTTATCGCCCGATTAAGCTCTCGCTGCGGCTCCATTATCTGGGGTAAATCAGATATACCCCAGAACTTCTTAGGCTCTCTCAGATTAGGATATATGATAAACGGGATAAAGCCATAGGGATTAGGCTTCTTCTCCACCTGAGTATTATCAAGCCAGAGCTCAAAGTCCTGAGCAGTCCACAGCTCAACGATGTTAGCCGTCTTGCCTTTAGGTCTTACTTTATACAGGATTTCTACCTCATCGGCGGTCAGGCTATATTTAGATGCCACCCTCCATATACGGGAGGTGTCATCCCCCACCCACCAGGCATAAATACCTTGAATATCGGGAGCAGTAACCCTGACACTTTTTGTTTCCTGGTCCCAGATAACCTTATAGCAGGCATCACCAAGGATGGCACAATCAATCTCAGTCTCAAAGTCGAGTTGCTGCAGGTTATTAACCTCATACACCTGGTATAAGGCTGACTCTGCTCTCCGGGCTCTGGCTCTAGCCTCATCCGAATCCTC